CAAAGGGTACAACTACAACGGAAGATCTCCGTGCATTGGATCACTTGGATCTGTGGAAGACTTATCAGGAACATTACTGCCACCACAAGCCATCAATCACCGTCAACTACAAGGATTCCGAGTTCCTTGAGGTCGGTAACTGGCTCTGGGAAAACTTCGATGTCGCAACAGGCATCTCGTTCCTTCCCGGTGGTGACAATCACACATACGCTCAGGCTCCATTTGAGCAAATTGATTCTGCAACATATGCAGCGCATCCGAAGGTTAAAGTTAACTTCAAGGAGCTCTCTAAATATGAGGCAGAAGACAATACTGAGTCGGCAAAGGAATTTGCCTGTGGTGCTGGTGGTTGCCAGATAGTCTGATTCTTCACTCCTCGGTAGCTCAGTAGGTAGATGCGAGAAGCTGTTAACTTCTATGTCGCTGGTTCGATTCCAGCCCGAGGAGCATAAAAAATCAAAAGATTTTACCCCCGCAAGGGGGTTTTTTATTCTAAATATTTTTGCCATGTTGCTGAGGCCATTAATCCTCGCAGTTGTGATGGCGACAAGCGTTGCTTGCAATTCGCTATCGTCTCCTCCAAAACAAGTTGAATCAGAACAGGAAAAAACACAAGGAGTAGCGGAAGTCCCCGCATTCTTATTGGATTCTTCGAAGTACGATTCCATCGGGCTAGCTGAGGATGACCGCTACTCCTGTGTAGGTGCTATAGTTACACAATCCGGTGATGTAATAGGATCTGCGGTTCTTATTCACAGAAACGCAATACTAAGTGCACAGCATTGTTTTGCGTTGTCCGAAGATCCTCCAAAATATTTTTGGACTCATGGAGGACAATTTTTAAGAATAGGTAAAGTGCATAAAGCAAGCCCATATGTTCCTGGGTTTCCAATGAATGATATTGTTCTTTGCATTTTGGAAGAAGACTGCTATGAACCACCAGCAGAACTTTCAAAGATAACGTGGGATCTTATTCCGGGAGAAGAACTTATTACTGTTGGGTGGAGCCTCGGATACAAAAAGGTAAGCGAGAAGGGTGTAATGCGCTACTACGGCTCTTTAATTGAAGATAATGGACAAGTGATGAGAATGCTTGCACTCAATGGTTCAGTTTACTACGGTGATTCTGGTGGAGGAATTTTTGAAGATTCTGGAAAATTGGCAGGGATAATATCATTCTTTGGTGTAGATCCATCTTCTGGGAATGTAATAGATAATGGAGGCATAAAAGTTTGTTACTATTACGAGTGGATAGATAATATTATGAAAGAAAGGTTCTGTGACTGGCCTTGGTACGAAGAATAAATATCTATGTTCCACATGTTAATAGGTGTAGATTATTCAATAACTTGTCCATGTCTCTGTTTGTATGACGAGAGAAAGCCATTTACATTTGATAATTGTTTTTTCTACTACTTGACAAACACTAAAAAATACGCAGATAAAATTTTGCCAAATATTACTGGTGAAAGTTTTCAGGAATACGTGGCTGATACTGACAGATTTGACAGTATTTCAGACTGGGCTATAAATTTGTGTATTGGGGCATCTGAAGTGGCTATAGAAGGGTATTCCTATGGTTCCCAAGGAAGAGTATTCCATTTGGCCGAAAATATGGGAATTTTTAAACATAAGCTCTATAAGGCGGGGGTTCCTCTGACGGTCGTAGAGCCGTCCAAGTCAAAGAAACACGCCACGGGCAAAGGTAACGCTGATAAAGGGCTAATGTACGAACACTTCTCGAAAGAAACCAAAACAAATTTAATGGCAAATTTTGGTCAAAAAACTTTATCCAATCCCATAACCGATATAGTGGACAGTTATTATATTTTAAAATATTTGGTTAATAATAAAATTTAACGAACAATTCTTCCAGCATGCTGCCCAGAATTGTCTAATTTATCATGGAATCTTTTTGGTACTTGACCGTTATTTTTGATTTTATCAATCACATCTTTCCATGCGGAACCAGTAACTTTAGAAGGAGTTAAAGTCATATCCATGCCTATGGAATTTCTTTGCTGGCCCCAATCTTTAATTACTTTCTTTTTTCCACAACATGGGCATTTATCTTTTAAAGGCTGATCCGATTCACTCATTTTTAAAAACAATTCAAATGAATGATCACACTCCTCACATTTAAAACTATAATTAGGCATTACTATTCTTTCTAAAAGTAATTAGCATGTGATCGAACAAGAATCCGTAAGATGGTTCTTTTGGTTTATTTTTTAGATCCATTTTTGCTTCTTTTGGAGTTCTATTTCCTTTATGCAAATTACAATCTTTACATGCTGCTACTAGATTGACCCATGTAGAACCACCGCCCTTACATTTTGGTATGACATGATCCAAAGTTGCAGTTTTTGTGCAAAGATCAATACCACAATATTGGCACTTATAATTGTCTCTGCGGAGAATGTTTATTCTATTGGGTGCAGCCTTTTTAAAAGGCAATTTTACATAGTATTTTAATATCAAAATTTTAGGAATTTTTACAATTTTTGATACTGATACTACCTCATAATAATCTAAACTATTTTCATCTATCCAAACTTTATCTTTTGATAAAAGTTTAAAAGCTTTGGAAATGGTGATAATATTGAGAGGAGTATTATCTTGGTTTAACAGGAGTACCTGTTTTTTCATACCTTTTAAGTATTTATGAAAATCTAAATATTTTACAGCCATGGATAATAAACAACATAGACAATTTTATTGGGAAGTCAAGGATTTCTTGACAAAAAAACATAATAATGATGCATCTATTGAAAAGTCACCCACTCTGAAAGATGTTAGTAAAAATATTTTAGAACAAAATAATATTTTTAAACAAAAAAAATCACAGGCCACCGAAAACACAATAAGTAATACTAAAAATGTTTTAAGCTCTCTAGAAAAACAAAGACGCGGTTATGATGTTTCTTGTGTTGCTTACACAAGAAATAATATAGCAAATCCTTTTAATAAAAATGTTATTTATGAATATACAGACAGCAATGAAACCATTGCAAGAAAAAGAATGGAAGCTGAAGCTAGAAATGAAAGAGCAAGAGCAAGAAATACGGCAGAAAATGACAGACTTTCTCAAGCAAAGCAAGATGTAAAAAGAAAAAGAGAAGAAGACGAAGCATATCAATTTAATCAAGAAATTTCAGCAGGATCGCAGGGTCAAGGTCCAACCCCATCTGGTGGTAATTTAGCGGATACACTTGAAATGGGCAGAGATGGTAATCCAAATCTTCCAGCAGATACTCCAGAAAATAGAGCTCGTATGGGACAATGGAGAAGAGAAAAAGCAGAAACAAAACAGGCAGAATATATGGCTTCACGGATTGCAGAACTTTCTGGAAAAAAACCAGAAGAACTAACGTCACAAGAAGCTGGTGAACTTTCATTGATGAAATCAATGACACAAGGAAAAGTAGCCACAAGAGGTCTTGAAGGAAAAATACAAGGAAACTTGGAAGCCAAAGCAAAGGTATCTCCGCTAGCAATGGAACCAACTGCTGGCACCGATGATACTGGAAGAACCCAAGAACAGATTGATATGGATGCAATGGCTTCCGGTAAACAAAGAAAAGCTGCCGCACAAGATATGATGCAAAGAACTATTGGAAGATCGCAAGAAGATTTAGTTTCTCGAACTCAACAAGCTGGCGCCGAAGAAGCGGAACAGAGAGCTCAAGATAATGCAGACTTTTATGCTCAACAAGCTGAGAAAAAAAGAGCTGCTATGCAAAACACTCGTATTCAAGGAACGAATATGACATACGGACAATTTGAAGCTGAATATGGAAGACCATATGATGCAACAAATCGTGAAGATTCAACTATGCTAGTTCGTGCAGCTAGTAATACATCAGCTTTTAGAGTATCGCCTACAGCAAGAGCTTTGGACCAAACAACCGTAGATTTTAACAGAACCTATAGAGGTATTAATGCCCAAAATGCAGCAAGAGAAGGAGAACTTGATCGCAGAGTTGATCAATCACAAATTTCTCTAGATCAATTTAATGCAGATAGAAGGGGGACTGTTCAAAGAGAAATTTCTTCAATACAAGCAAGACCCGGTTTTGTTCGTGGTGTTGCCCAAAGCATGCTTCCTTCAGGCACAACACCCCCAAAAATCGGTCAACCAAATACACCAACGGGTGGTGCAAAACCAACAGGGCAACCAGCTAGAATTGGAGCTCCATCACTAAGTCAAGCAATAAATAGTGTTTTGGGAAACAATAATACAAGACGGGCCTGATTAAATGGATAATATTCGTAAACTTAATCCAATAATAAAAGATCTTCTTTCAAAAAGAAATACTATTTTGAAAGAAGATGGAGCTGATATTAGAGCAAGAAGATCAGAGGAATCAAGATTAAGAAAAGCTGGTGTTTTAAAACCAAATGAAGAGCTACCGTCAGTAGCAAAACAAACTGGCGAACAATATAAAAAAAGTTTAGCTTCCTTTAGACAATGGGGTCTCGGAAAGCTTATGGATCTTTCCGATGCTAGTGGATGGACTGATGCCTCACAATATGTTTTAAGTCCTGCAGCATCAGTATATTTTGGTGCTGGTGTAGAAGAGTTAGGAAGAGCCGAATCGGAAATGAAAGATAAATTACCGGGAAAATATAAAAGACTACGCGATGTTTTAGTTCAAGATTTGGTTAGAGAACGAAAAGCTGAGTTCGATGCAGGCAATACAAATATAAGTGAAAAAGATTTATTAACAAAAGTAATATCTAAAAATAAAGATTTAGCAGATGTTTTAACTAGAGATGAATATGAAACTGTTGCTGGTGGAATTACAAATCCTCTTCGTATTGAAACAGAAGATGCAGAAGGAAATAAAAAATTAGAAATAGATTTGCCTAGATGGACTGGAATAAGTCAAAGTGCGGCAAATTTTTATGATGTTGCAGCGGGTGCAGCTGATGTTTTAACTGATCCGGCTCAATTAGCAGCTGGTGGTGCTGTTGGCGGTGCATTTAATTTAGCAACCAGAGGAGCAGGCGCAATTGGAGGAAGAGTTTTAGCAGGAGCGGCCTCTAGAGCACCAACAGGGGTTAAAACCGCAGCAGAAGCATCAAGAAGATTTTTACCACCAATATTAGCAAGAGCAAGAAGTGCAGAAGAATTGGGAAAAGCCGTGGGAAGAGCTGGGGTCGGCGCAGCTGGAGCAGCCATGATAGCCCCCGGTGCCATTGAAGCAGCATCCCAAGACAAATTAGCAAGATGGGCTGGTGAAATGCTTGGTAGTGCTGCACCATTTGTATTGGGCTCCAAATTGGCTGATAGAGCTATTGCAGCTTACAATAAATCAAAAACTACACCAAAGCCAGAGGTTTCTGCAAAACCAGAGACTGCACCAGAAGCAGCAAAAGATATAGAAGTTTCGGGTGAAACAAAATTTGAAATTCCACCTTCTGGAACATACCCAGCAAAAAATTTACCAAGAGCAGATTTTGGTGCACCAACAAAATCTTTTATAGAAATATCTAAAAAACCAGAATATGCAAATACTGGAGAAATGCTTAAAGCTTTTGGTTATTTACCAAATATCTATAAGGCAACCAAAGGGAGAAGAGGTGCTGCTTTTACTGCACAAATCCCAGAACCAGCAAAAACTGAAGTTTCTAAACCGTTAGCACCAGTTGAAATATCAAGAGAAACAATAACTAATCCTCTTTACGAACCCCCAGCAGTAGGATCTCAAAGAGTTGATTCTTTTGTTAAAACAAATGTTCCAATTACATTCTGGACACCACCAGAACCAATTGGAGGCGAAGGAAAAGCAAAAGAAAGAAGAAGAAGAAGATCTGAACCAGAAATTTCTCCAAAACCACCAGAAGAACCAACAGTTCCTGCAGTTGAAACACCCAAAAAATCAGAAACACAAGTTGATTGGAATGCTCCTGCTACTCCACCTGTACCAGAATATTCTTTAAAACCAGATTGGGCCAATACTGGAGAAATGTTAAAATCTGTTGGTTATTTGCCAAACATCTATAAGGCAACTAAAGGAAGACAGGGTGGTGCTTTTACTGCACAAATTCCAGAACCAGCACCAATCCCCGAACCAAAAACAACTTTGTCTTTAACAGATATAAAGACAATAGAACAAATAAAAAGACCACAAGAATCAATTCTTACTAGAGCAGCAAAAGAAGCGGAGGCTTCTCTAAAATCAAAAGAAGTACCTGCAGAAACAGCAAAACCTGAAATATCTCCAAAACCACCGGAGGAATTGACTCCCGAGCAAATTCAAGATTTATTAAAAAGTCTTTCTCCAGTTTCATTTCAGTTTCCGAAACGAGCACCAAAACCATCTCTGTCAAGAGTGGCAGCAACAGTAGCTTCAATTCCGGGTGCAGGATCAAATCTGCTGCCAGCTCAAACAACTTTAGCAGATTTATTAAGACTTCCACAAGTTGCAGAAGTTAAACCAGCAATTGAAATTTCTGTACCAAAATGGGCAACAGAAACAAAACCAGTAGAAATAATTAATGGCGAACAAATTGCAAAAGCTGTTGCGGACTTAATGCCACAAATGAAAGCTCCGACTGCAAAACCGGGAGTAATAGAAAAACCAGCTACAGCAACAAAACTTGATGACGCTTTACCGCCTTCAGCAAAACCTGAAAAAGCAGTAACAAAAACAGCTGAAAGAATTACAATACAGGAACCATCAGCGATGTCTGGTGCAAAAAGACCTTCTGCAGTTTCGGCTCCCACATCAACGCCCGCTACTGCACAACCACAACAGCCAGAACAACAACCTACAACAGATAGGGATAGACAAGCACCTGAATTAGTTGATACTTCTGGGGGTGCAGGATCTGGTGGCGGATCTACAGTTAAACAAGTTAAAACAATTACGTTACAAGAACCATCACAGATATCTGGTGCAAAAAGACCTTCTGCAGTTTCGGCTCCCGAAAAAACACCCGATTCCGATATTCCGGATGATGCTTCCACACAACCAGAACAACAACCTACAACAGATAGGGATAGACAGCCACCAGAGTTGGTTGGGCCTTCTTCTGCGGGATCCGGTGGAACACCTGCCTATAAACAAGTTAAAACAATTACGTTACAAGAACCATCAGCGATATCTGGTTCAAAAAGACCTTCTGCAGTTTCGGCTCCCGAAAAAACACCCGATTCCGATATTCCGGATGATGCTTCCACACAACCAGAACAACAACCTACAACAAATAGAGATAGACAAGCACCAGAATTGGTTGAACCTTCTTCTGCAGGATTCGGTGGCAAAGCTACCGGAAAATCAGCTGAAACGATTACAATACAGGAACCGTCACAGATATCTGGTGCAAAAAGACCTTCTGCAGTTTCGGCTCCGAGTGTAACACCAGAAACCAAAGAAACCAAAGAAACTAAAGAAACAAAAACTATTTTTGATATGATGCGCGATATGTATAGAGATTTTGAAAAAGCGCAAGAAAAAATAACAAATAAGCAAGAAAAAGATACAGAACAAAATACTCAAGATGATGAAACTTCACAAGTTCCACAAGTCCCACAAATAATAGTACCTGTAACAAAAAATATTTCAACTGGTGGAACTGATAAAGGTGGAATTGGTGGTTCAGAAAAAGGTCCACCACCAAAAAATATCGGTAAACCAAGACAAAAAGGAAAATCATCAAGAGCAGGAATTCCATCTATAGGAGGGGGCGACACTGATTATGGAGGTTTAAAACAAGGTGGTGGATTTAAATTGGGTGCAAATGTGAATCTAGGAGCGAGAGCTCTTGGAAGATTCACTCAATACTTGCACATTTAAAATAATATAGTATAATATTTGTTAAATATGTCTTTATCAGAATTAAAAAAGTTTAATCATAATTTTATTGAAATAGATTGTAACTTAAAAGAAGTAACAATTGATGGAAAAAGATTTTATGAAACACCCGGTGGTGTGTTTCCCAGTGTGACAACTGTTGTTGGTTTCGAAAAACAACAGTTTTTTGCTAAATGGAGAGAAAAAAATCCAGAAGAAAGCAAAAGAGTCACAACAAGAGGTACAAAATTTCATTCTCTAATTGAAAAATATCTTAGAAATGAAGAAATTGATTTTGATGACGTTACTTCTGCAAATAAAGTTTTATTTAATTTGATTAAACCGGAATTAGATAAAATTGATAATATCATATCTATAGAAAATCCTCTTTGGTCTAAAACATTAAAACTAGCTGGAAGAACTGACTGTATAGCTGAATATGATGGAAAAATGACTATCATTGATTTTAAGGCCAGTACAAAAGAAAAAAGAGAAAGAGATATTGATAATTATTTTGCACAAGCAACAGCTTATGCGTTAATGTTTCAAGAAAGAACAAATATTATAGTAGATAATTTTGCTATTTTAATTGCATGTGAAGATGGAATAAAACAGGTATTCCAAGGAAACCCAATTAAATATGTAAAACATTTGCATGGATTGATAACCAATTATAGAAAAGTAAATAATGTTTTATAAACCAAAAACTTTAGAAGAACAAGTAAACACAAAAGGAACAAAACTTTGGGTTCAAATGAATCAAAGTACTAAAGCTGTCAAGTTAAGAAAAAATTTTATTGAAAAATATGGTGGTGTCTTTTTAGAAAAAGACGGTGAATGGCTTTGGACAAATCCAATAAAAGAAAAAAACGGATATTGGTTAAAACGCGTTGACACAGAAGAAAAAGTATTTTTTGAAAATATGAGTGAATTTGGTAAAAAATACGGGTTAACACCAGTAAAAATTTGTGAACTTTTAAATGGAAAACGCAAAACATATAAAGGCTGGACAGCGGTAGAATTAAGAGCAGTAAAAGAGGGAACTGGATCCCACGAAAAGATAAAAGAAAAGAAAGTAAATAAAATCCAGATAAAAATGGGTGCTGTTTTAGTAGACACAAAAACGAATGAAATTTTGAATATTTCTTGTATCGCTGATTACGCAAGGGAAAATAAGTTAGATTACGCTAATTTAAGAAAATTGGCTACAGGAAAATCAAAAACATACAAAAATTTAAAACTTTACAACCCATTAGAAAATTATAAGGTTACTCCAGAGCCTAAATAATTGGAGATGAACTTTAAATCACTTTTATTCAAATTAACAGAAGCCAGAACATCAAAAGAAGCTTTTACTAAGTCCGGAGAGGCTGAAAAAAAGGAAAGAGCAAAAGGCTCTTCTACGGACTTAAAATCAAAAGACGCTGCGCGTAAGCGTATAGAACGCTCTAGAATGGTTCCTAGAGACAAGAAGCCGAAACAGGAACTTGTCAAGGAAGTAATTTCTGTAAAAACTAATGAAGGAAAACTTCAATTAATTTTTAAAGATTCATTTAATGAAAAATATCACACTAGAGTTGGTAAAGATAGCCTATCTCTTGGGGAAGCGCAGCAATTAACAAGAGATCCAAATTTTGAACAGACAAGAGCCTCAAAACTTTTATTTGGTGAAGTAAAAACAAAAGAGCCAAAGAAAAAAGAAAATAAAAAAGAAAAAACAGAAGAAAGAAAAAGTGAATCTTCTAAAGGCACTGCTAAACCGAAAGAAGCAGAAGAACAAAAACCAAAAGCCCGTAGACTTTCAAAAGAAGAAATATTTCAAAACTTGTCTCAGATGAATGGTGAACAATTGGCCCAATTGCCACCAGAATTGAGACAAGAATATTTTATGGCACAAAGAAAGCCATTAGATAATAATAATTTTGATAATTTGACATATGAATCTTTAAGCATTAAATTTTCTTTAAATCCAATATCTTCAAGCCCATTCAACCAACAAGTGTTGAATGCTTTAATTTTCTTGGCAAAAATGAAAATGGGTGCAAGCGATCAAGAAATGCAAACTCTCACATCTCTAAATCCAGCGGGTTTAGATTTTACAAGAAATGCATTTTATACTGCTAAAAAGATTTTATCACAATTAGGTGAAGCTTGTATACAAAATATGTTGACTTCTTTGGAGTCTGGCCCAACTGCTATAAACAGCGATGGAATGTCAGACATGTCTTGTGGAAATTATAGATTTAAAGTTTCTGCAGGAGGCGAAATAAGCCTCTCTACATCTGAAATGAGTCAATCAGCAAAGTCGTTTAAAGGATATATTGGTGCGGCTTTGGCTGGCGCTTTATCAAATCCAGATTTTATTAAAAATGATAAAATGCTTGGAGAAATTTTTCAAAATGGTGCAGAAATAAAAGCGGGTTTTTCAAAAGAATTGATTCCCGATGAATATCTTGATTTGATATTAAAAAATGAAAAATTAACAAATAAATTTATGTCAACTCCAGTAATTGACATGAATGGTAATAATTTGGGAATGGTTTTAAGTAAAGATGGTAAATTAAATCCAAAAGTTTCTCTTAATAATTATCAAGAGGAATGGAAAGATTTATCAAAGGGAATGATAAAAGGAAAAAATAGCCAATTTAAATCTTTTATAATAGGACAAGTATTAAAAAATGTTTTAAGAGGTGATGGAATCGTTTCCCCCAAAGTTGCAGCTAATCACGTAATTACAATAAATGGTGTGTTTCCTCTTACAGATGATTATATAAATGTAATTGCCAATCAATCTGAATTGGATTTAAAACCTGCTAAAAATATTATTACAGCACAAAATGTTATAAATTATAAACCATCTGCTGCTGAAATGTTAAAAAAATACAGTGTTATAGTTGAACAAAATGAAAACAATGTTCTTAAAAAAATGATTGTTCCAATAGACTCCGTAGATGCAGTTCAATTAATGGTTTCAAATTTGATTAATAACTATGAAATATCAATGAATGCAAGTCTATTGCCCGGATTTAAACCTAAAGATTTAAATGCTGTCGAATATAACCACATAAAAATTGGTAAAAAAATGATTAAAATACCAGTAGAAAAGGGTCAAAAAATAGCCAATTCTCTGATGGAAAATAGTGCAGTTATTATGAATGAAATTCTTTTAGAATCTTTATCAAATAATTTTGTATTAAATTCATTGGTAAAAGTCAATTTAATTGATGCTGCTGAAGAATCATTTATAAAAATGGGTAATCAAGTTCTTCTTGAAAATGAGGTAAGACCGCAAGAATTAAAATTTATTTATCAAAATTTATTAGAAAAAATTGAACAAGAACCATTTAGATATTTTATGTTAATCAATCTTTTAAATTCCATTGAAGAAGAATATAAAAGAGATTATGACATGGAATATAGAAATTATCATGGAAAGCCAAAGCAGAGAAAAGAAAGAGCTGCCAGAACAAAAGCCAGAGAACAGATGGAAAAAAAGGGAGTTGTAAAAAAGGGTGATGGAAAAGATATAGATCACAAAAAACCATTACGTTCTGGTGGTTCGAAAGGTATAAATAATCTACGGGTCAGAGATAGATCTAAAAATAGAGCAGATAACGGCCATAAAAAAGGCGAGAAACAAAATAAGGATTGGAAATGATCTCAAAAAATGTAAATTTAATTTTAGAAAAAGTATTTTCTGATTCTGGTCTCGGCAAATGGTTCAACAAAGAATCTGCTGGAGGTGGACCCGGGTGGGATCGATATAACACAAAAGGCGAAAGAATTGGAAAATGTGGTGACGCAAAAGAAGGTGAATCATATGCAGCCTGCTTAAGCAAACAGAAAGCAAAAAAGTTAGGTAAAGAAAAAATAGCTTCATTTGTTCGTCGTAAAAGATCTGCACAGAAAAAAGCTGGAAGATCCGATAAAGGCGATGTAAAAGGAAAAGGAAAGAAACCAGTATTTGTTGATACTGGAATTTCAAAAATTGAAGAATCATACTCAAAATTTATTGTTGAGAACGCACAAAACTTTTTAACAATTCAGTATCCAATAATAGAAGCAAAAGAGCTTTTACCATGTGATTTAATTGTTTCTAAAAATGGAAATTTATTTAATGTAAATTTTGTAGAGTTAATTGAAAACAAGTATAAAGTTATTTTTGAAAACGAAGACGGCGAAGAAATAGAAGAATTATTTGATCCAGAAACAGTAATGGGATTTGTTGATACTACTGAAGGAATTGAACTTAATGAATTTGATGAAAAAATTGAAATTTATGAAGATAGCGGTAAAAAAGTAAAACTCAACAAAATCATGCGGGGTGATGTAAAGAAGTACAAAGTTTATGTAAAAAATGATAAAGGGAATGTCGTAAAAGTAAATTTTGGCGATCCAAACATGGAAATCAAGCGAGACGATCCAGATCGCCGTAGAAACTTTAGAGCTAGACATAATTGCGATAATCCCGGACCACGTTGGAAAGCGCGTTATTGGGCTTGTAGAACATGGAGCGCAAAGCCAGTTAGTGCCATGCTAAAAGAATCCGAGAATCTAGAAGAAGCTACTAAAAATAAAGCCAAAAATCCTAAAAAATGGAGTTCTTGCATTAGCCAAGCTAAACAAAAATTTGACGTATATCCATCCGCCTACGCCAATGCTTGGGCTGCAAAGTGCTATAAATCTAAAGGAGGAAAGTGGAAAAAACTTTCTGAGGATATTGCTCAAGAAACACTGGATAGCATAAAAAATGTAACTTATAATCCAAATTTATATGGTTTGATAGAAAAACATAAAATGAATTAAAAACATTCATAAATATAAGGAACAACATGAAATTTAAAGAATTACTTTCAAATATCCGAACTTTAGTAGAAAATGCGCCGGAGGCTACCACGGGCGGTGGTGGTCTCTATGATATGGGTCAACCAAACCCCGGACCATCTGCCTTAACAAATAAAGGTACATTTAATTTACAGATGCCAAATTCAATTGATGCAATAAATGCATTATTGTATACTTTTTCTGCAAAAGATTATATTGATCCCGATTCCCTTCTCGGAGTTGTAAAACAAAAATTAAATCATTTTGGATTGGATTTTATGTGCAAAACAAACAAAATGATGGATGGGCAAAATATGTACGAATTGGTTCAATATGGTAGCCCACAGCTAGGTGTTTATGGACAAAATCCATATGAAGATGTAAATAAAAAAGGTTTCAAACAAGGTGATGGAATTAAAGAAAAATTGGGATATTCATTAGCTCTTATGGTTCAAGTTCAAAAACTTCCAAGTGGATTGAGACGAGTTGAAATGGTAATTGTTCCGATGGATACATCTTCATATAATAGTGATAAAGATTCTGACTGTGGTTGCCAGCACTAAAATAATGAATTCAAAATACGAATCTTTGACAGAAGAAAATTTTATGAACTTCTGTCAAAGATATTATTTTAACCCCGAATGCTCGGGAAAAGATGAATTTATAGATGATATGAAGCGCGTGAAATATGTTAAAAGACTTCTTCAAAAAATACATAAACATAAAACTTTAAAATCTATACGTGAGAGATTAATAATTAATCATATTATAATTTTAAAAAATGTATTTGGTGAAGAAAAATTGATGAGAATATTGTTTTTTAAATTAGACCCGAGATTGCATTCTTATTTAAAATCTTTTTTAGTATTTTTAGAATTTAAAATTATAGATATTCCAGAAGTAAATTATAAAGTTTTAAATACAGATCCAAGAGTTGATAGAAAACTTACACAAACTGAAAACTAAATATTTTTAATGCTTTCAGGATCTTCTTATATTCCACCATTTTATTTTTACGAATTTGCGCAAGCAATATCTGGACCTTATACGGCTCTTGATGCCTACAAAGCTGGTGCAATAGATGATCAAGGTAATATTATAAAACCAGAAAGTAGCATAGATTCTTTTGAATATCTTGTGATTAAACTTAAAAAAATTTTTGAATTAATTCCTTCAAATTTAACAAAAGCAAAATTAGCTTCTTATTTTAGTACGCTGCAATTATTTCAAGAAGAATATGAAGAATATGATTTAGATCCTTTATATCTCAATATGTTAATTGAAGGTCATATTACAAACATCTCTAACGGAGAAGTAAGTTATTTGGAATTGGTAGAAGACATGGCTTCTGGAAATCTCGGTGGCCCATCAGTTCAGGCAAATCCAGATTCTGCTAATGTTGCAGGTTTTGATCCACCACTTACAGATAAAATTTTAAAAAGAAAATATCTTAATAATTGTGAAATATTTGATGTTTGCCCGGAAGAATTTACTCAATTCAAACAAGGAAAATCTTGGAAAGATATTCAAGATAGTCCAACCAAATCATATTTGCAAAGATTTCAAAGAAGATCAAATACAAAAATGGCCGTCAGAACTGTTAATCCAGAATCTGGCGACCAATATTTGCACTGGATTAATTATCCAGCTAAAAATTTTTTAGAAGAATACAATTTAAATATTAAAAAATTTAATCTTGAATAAATTTTTTATTTTTGCAGCATTTTGGGCTTTTGCAAGACATATTTCTATTTCTTGATTCATTTATGATTTTTTGATGAGCATCTTCCCAACCAGCTTCCCATTCTTGCCAATAAACATTATTCTCAGCAACTAAAACGTTATTTGGTTTGGAAGAACCTTTCATTCTTGCGTTATAACCTAAATCATAAGCTGAACCGGGTGTGTAATCACTCATTTTTCATCCTTTGGAATAATAACAATTTGTGCTAGAAGTTTATCCAAAGCCTTTACGTGAGCATATTGCTCAGTAATAGCAAGATAACCACGAATCTCAATTAGCTTCAGATAATCGTCTTGATTGAAGATAGTCTTCTTTGTACGATTTTTATTTGCTTTGGGACTCTCTTTATGCTTTTTAATTGAATTATTCATGACATCATTCATGATATCATCGATATTCATATAATCTTTCATCTGTTCTGCATATTCATTCTTATCAATATTTTGATGCATCTTGTTCCACATTTCCCTAAATTTTTCATTCCAAGGACCATAGTAGAAAAAGTTCTTTGGTGGCTCTTCGTCACCGTTTTGCCAATTCATAAAATCGTTAAAATCTGAGTTATTCATGTTTTCCTTTAAACATCAAAAATTTGTTCATACAAAACTTTGCTACGATTATCTGTAACAGAGATGTATCGAACATGACGCTCTATTGCGTCTGAAATATTTATACCATCATTGGGACCGAAAGCCAAGTGTTTGATCCAAGCAGGACAGCCGCCAATAGAAATACGAACTTCATTTCCATTAGCATCAGTTCCATAAAAATCAAAAGAACACTTTTCTCCATCAAAGTACGTAAAGAAGCATTCAATCTGACCATACTTCTTGCGAACTTCTTCAAACGTCATAACAGTTTCAGTTTTAGCCATTTGGCAACCTTGAAAGCTTGACAGACTTAGGAAGTTGGCCAATCTCGTCAAGCTTACGAAGAGTGCCAACCTTTGCATTCATAAGACTCTCGGCACGTTGACGAGCAATCCTATTCTTGCGCTTTTTGTGAGTACGAGCAGTAATACGTTGTTTTGAATTAGGCATGGTTATATTATACACCGTGTTTATTGTTTGTCAAGAAAGCGGGTGAAGGGGGTCGAACCCTCAACATCAAGCTTGGAAGGCTTGCACTCTGCCATTGAGTTACACCCGCAAATTTTATTTTTTCTTTTTCTTTTTTGGTTTTTTCTTCTTAAAAATTTCATCAAAATTTTTACACCAAACTTTATAATCTACTGGACGATAAGTATCGCCCTTTCCAGCTTGCCCATTTAAATCCATATATCTAATTATAACACTTATTAAAGTTAAGTCAAATCTAAATATTTTTATGAAAAAGAAAATTAATAGTTATTCATGGATTCATGAATTAAATTCAGCTGCCATGAAAGCAAAATTGCTCTCTGAGTCAAAAATTTATACTCAAAGAGTTCAACTAAACGAACAAAAAGCAAGAAGAATTACAGATCCACAAAGACAAGCTGCTCTTTCTGGGCAAATGCAACCACCTGCACCACGAACTATGCAGGGTGATGATGTTCTTCCGATTTATGGAGAGGGTGGCAAGCAATTAGACGCTGCAAGAGAAGGTTCTTTGAAAGCAGCAATGGCCGCAGAAATTCAAGACAAGATGCGGGGCGGTGTTCCGGGTTATGAGAAGGTTACACCAACTTCAGTTTCTTTGGCTGGCGGTGATCCCGGTGTTTATGCCCAAATAGCAAGAATGAAAAGAGCAGAATTGTCGGCTCAAAGAGCCAGAGCAATGGGACCTGTTGATGCTGCTCCTGTAGGCAATGCAAATGAAGTTGAAATGGATGCGGAAGACGGTGAAATGGCCGATCCCGGAATAGGCGATCCTTCAAGTCCACTTCCAACTTACTCCTTGGCCGCACAAGCCCGATCAGATCATGCGAGACAGTCTTATAAAGAAGCTAGCAGAGCTGCACGTATTGCGGACAGACAAGCTGCTTCGGAGCAACAGTATGAAGCGGGTAGAGAAGCAAGAGAAGATAATTTGGAATCTATAATTGATCGAATGCTCCGAGGAAAGAAATAAAAATGAAAAAACTTTCTGATTTCCTAGTTTCTTATATCATTGAAGATACTCCCTTTAATGCTCCGGGGACAGCGATTGGTACACCTGGATTTAGTTCGCCTAATATGAGACCAATGTTTCCAAGTGGAACTACAGGAGGTTCTGTCGGCTATAACACCGGAAATCAAACTCCCGCATTTCAACCCGATTATTCTTATACTGATCAAAGATTGGGTGGAATGGTAAAGGCAAGACAAAAAGATGCTCAAGAAACTTTGAACAGAATGAGAAGAGTTGCTGCAAGACAAGCCCAAGGAGCTGGAGTGGATCCGGGTGTTGAATCTAAAATTGCAGAACTTGAAAACCAACTTTCTCAAAGTGGTTAT